ATTTACAAAATAGCAAAAGACTTTGGAGCAAATGTTTCAAAGGGTGATGTTAAAGTAAAACACGGAGAACAAGAATCTAAATCCGATTCACCGTACTAAAGACTTCCACTGGAAGGAAGAGGGGCGGCGATGGGAGACTGGAGCCGCCCTCACAGAATTATTATGAGTGTTGAAAAATTTAGAAATATATTTAACGGACTAGAAGAAAGGTTTGGCTACCACATCATCGACAAAGATGACAATGGTGTAGAGGGTGATAAGCGCTCAGGGAAATCTTTTACTTCTAATTACGCACACACAAAATTAATGTGGGAGTCACATTATAACGGTAAATCTTTTGAAGTAAAATTACCAAATCAAAAAACAACAATGGCAGATAGTTTAGGCATCTGTCCTATCAATAAGAATAGTGAATGCACTTGGGGTGCTGTAGATTTAGATGACTACAAACCCAACCATAAAGAATTATTTAAAAAACTAAAAAGTATAAACGCGCCTCTCATACCTTTTAAATCAAAGAGTGGAGGCATACATGTTTATATTTTTTTAAAAAAACCTGTCAAAGCTTTACTCTTAAGAGATAAACTTCATAGTATTAAAAATGTTTTTGGTAGCTGTAAGCCGGATAAAATTTTTCCTGTTCAAAAATATATAGATTTAGATAAAGGTTCAGCAGGTAGCTGGATTAACTTACCTTACTACAACGCAGGCAATACAGAAAGATATATGATTACAGAGGAAGGTAAGCCAGCAACGATAGAAGATTTTTTTGTTGCTTATGAAAAAAGCAAAGTATCTTTTGATCAACTAAAGAAATTAAAATCTAATATTGATGAAGGAGATAGCGGTGAATGGTTTAAAGATGGACCACCTTGTTTACAAACCTTATCTAAATTTGGTGTACAACAAAGTCAAAGAAACGAAGTTATGTTAGACATGACTAGATATATAAAGCTAGCACATGGCGATAAATGGAAAGATAAAACTGGCGACTACAATAAAAAATTTTTTAGTCCAAACTTAGCCTACAATGAAGTTAACAAAGTTATAGAGTCCAGAGATAAAAAAGATTATCCATACAGGTGTAATCAAGATTGGTTAAAACCACACTGCAACAGAGAACAATGCATGTTAAGAAAGTTTGGTGTTGGAGGTGCAGGAGGTAATTCAGACATCTCACTTGGACCATTATCTTTTGTAAAGTCCTTTCCAAAGATTTGGTATCTAGGTTTTAATGGAGAAGTAGTTAAGCTAACTTCAAAAGAATTAGTTAGACAAGATCTAGCAAGAGAACAGGCAACAGAACAAACAAGTAAGACACCACCTAAAGTAAAGAACTGGGATTTACAGATACGATCTTTACAGATTAAAGCTACACCGATAGATGCACCGGAAGAAAGTAGTCCAACATATAAATTAAAAAGTTTATTAGATTCTTTTGGTTTTAAAATGAGAAGAACGAAAGACATTAAAAAAATATTAAGGGGTCAACCTTACTATGATGAGAACAAAAAACTTTTATATTTTATGTTCACAGGTTTCTATGATTTTATAAAGGTTAAAGAATGGAAAAAGACAGAGAATGAAACACACATAATGTTGAAAGAAACAGTGGGTATATCAAGAGAAAAAATTCACATTGATGGCAACATTAAAAAATGGGTTTATGTAATAGATCCAGAAAGGTTTAACGTAGAAGATGAAGTGCAACAAGATGATGTTAACTTCCCAACACCGGAGTATTGATGAGAACATTTAAAGTTTTAGGAGGACCAGGTTGTGGTAAGACAACAGAAATATTAAAGCGACTGGGACGGAAGTTTAGAGAAGGTTTACTTCCAAGTCAAGTTTTAATGATAGGTTTTGCGAAAGCAACGGTAGAAAACTTACAAGAAAGAGCGATAGAAGAATTAAATTTCACTGAAGCACAAGCTGAAAGTATTCAAACAATACATAAGTATTGTCTTGACAGACTTCCAATAAAAAATGTTTTCACTTCAGAATATAAAAGAGATTTTAAAAATAAACTAAAGATAGATGAATCTAATTGGAAGTTTATTGACGGAGAACTTTCTAATGATGCTGAAGATTGCGTTGGTTGGAGTGATATAGAAGATAAAAAATTAGGCGTGATCTTTAGATTAATTGGCTTGGCTCGGCACAGTATGTGTCATGACGTTGAAGATATTATAAAGTATTATAACGAATCAGAGAACTACGAATTTTCTAAATTAAAAAAAGCTGACATTGAATGGGCCCACACTAATCTTACTAACTATAAAAAACAAAACTTTTTAGTAGATTTTGAAGACATGTTATTTAAAGCTCTTCCTAATACAGTTAAGTTTGGTGAATATAAAATGGTTATGGTTGATGAGGTTCAAGACTTAACTGATCTTGAGTGGGCTGTGATTAAAAAATTAGCAAACAACACAGAGGAATTGCACTTAGTTGGTGATGATGATCAAGCGATTTATGGCTGGAAAGGAGCCAGGGTTACTACTTTTCAAAAGTGGCTTTGCAACAAAGAAGACATAACTATATTAAAAAAGACGCATAGACTTCCACAGAACATACATCACTTTGTAACTACAGAGCTTATACCAGAGATTAATAATCGAATGGGAAATTACTATGAGGTAGTTAAGAAAGATCCAGGAAAAATTTATACAACATCTAATTTAGATGGATTAAGCAAAAGAATAAAAGAATCCACTAGTATTATGTTTTGCGGTAGAACAAACGCAGCGTGTAGACCATACGTAGAATTTTTAAAAGAAGAAGGTATACCTTGGGAACAAAAGATTAGAGGAGGTAAATCACAAGGGTTTCAAAGCAGTATTAATCCTGATGATATAAACTCTATAAAAAATTGGCATATTCTAAAGACAGGAGGATCTATCTCAGGGAAAGAAGTTGTCAAATTATTTGATAGATTAAAAGATGGTTTAATTAAAAAGGGTAAGAAGACTTTTTTAACCAACAAAGATACTTGTCCAAAAGAATTTACAGAGAAAGATAGAACCTTTGGTTATGTAGAATTAAAAGAAAGATATTATCTATTGGCAGATATAGATAAGTCATGGCACGATTGTTTAACTTTTGAGACAACAAGAAAAAAATCTAGAGACAAACCCAACGCTTTATTTGATGATGATCTTGATTACACAGAGTATGTAAAGTCTTGTTGGGACAAAAATAGAAATTTAAAATCCAACATCTTAGTAGCAACTGTTCATGGAGTAAAGGGAATGGAAAGAGATGTTGTAATTTTATCTTGGGACTGGGGTGGAAGTCTTAATTCTTTTCGTAACGGTACAGAAGAACAGGAGGATGAAGAGGTAAGAACCTGTTACGTAGGAGCAACGAGAGCTAAGAAAACTCTAATAATCTATCAACCACCAAAAGCAAATATCTTTCCTCTTCTAAATGTAGAATATGAACAGTTATAAAAAACAAATCGGAGGATCTCACTACCGTAAATTTAAGATTCAGCCAAGTAAATTTATAAATGACAATGAGTTGCTTTTCGCGGAGGGCTGTGTTATTAAGTACGTAATTAGGCATCGTCTCAAAGGAAAGAGAAAAGATCTTGAGAAAGCCATGCATTATATAGAAATGATAATAGAGAGGGACTATGCAGATACCGATGTTTAAACCGCAGACCGAATGGGTCTGTCCCGATGATTTTCCTGATCTATCTAAATACGATGAGATTGCTATCGACTTAGAAACAAAGGACCCTGATTTAAAAACAAAAGGAACATCTGCCACAAGAGGTGTGGGTGATGTAGTAGGTATCGCTGTTGCTGTAAAAAATTGGTCTGGATATTTTCCAATAGCACATGAGAACGGACCAAACTTAGAACGTAAAAAGGTTTTAGGTTGGTTTCAAGATGTCCTTAAAACAAGTGCTGATAAAATATTTCACAACGCCATGTATGATGTGATTTGGATTCGAAGACTAGGGCTCACGGTTCACGGAACAATCGTTGATACTATGATCATGACATCACTAGTAGATGAGAATAGATTTAGATATGATCTAAATTCTGTAGCACAGGACTTCACAGGTCTTAGAAAAGATGAAGCTACTCTACAACAAGCTGCGAGAGACTGGGGTATAGATCCAAAAGCAGAGATGTATAAATTACCTGCAATGTATGTAGGTGAGTATGCAGAGAAAGATGCAGAAATTACTTTAGCTCTTTGGCAAGAATTAAAAAAAGAAATAGTAGGACAAGATCTATCTTCTATCGTAGCTTTAGAAACTAAAGTTTTACCTGTTCTAATTGATATGAAATGGAAAGGTGTAAGAATAGATGAGGGTCATGTTGAAGTCTTAGAAAACAAATTTAAAAAAACAATAGATAGTAATTTAAAAAGAGTTAAGGAAGCAGTAGGTTTTTTTCCCGAGATATGGGCTGCTGCGAATATTGCGAAAGTATGTGATAGTCTAGGTATTAGTGACTACGCAAGAACAGAAAAAACTAAGAAACCATCTTTTACAAAAAACTATTTAGCAAATCACCCTAATAAAATATTAAGAAGTATAGCTCAAGCAAGACAGTTAGATAAACTTAGAAACACTTTTTTAGAATCTATAAAAAACTATGTTTACAAAGGAAGAATTTACGCAGACATACATCAATTAAAAGGAGACCAAGGAGGTACCGTAACGGGTAGACTTTCTTATTCACATCCAAACTTACAACAACTACCAAACTATTCTAATGTTGGTATGGGTATAAGATCTATTTTTATTCCTGAAGAAGGTTGTGAGTGGGCTTGCTTCGATTACTCTCAACAAGAACCAAGACTGGTATTACATTTTGCGTCTATTACACCAGGGATGGTAGGTATAGGCGATATGTTGGATAGATATAGAAGTGATGAGGCACCGGATTTTCACTCTGAGATTGCAGATATTACAGGATTAGATCGAAGACAATCTAAGGCAATAAGTTTAGGTTTGTTCTACGGTATGGGTAAAGCTAAACTACAAGCACAATTAGGTATAAATGACGACAAAAAAGCTCAAGATATTTTAAGATCATACGATGCAAAAGTTCCTTTTGTAAAAAGATTAATTAAACAAGTAATGAATAGAGCACAAGACAGAGGTAAGGTTAGAACACTGTTGGGAAGATCTTGTAGGTTTAATCTATGGGAGCCGGCTCAGTTTGGAATACATAAACCATTACCACACGATGAAGCTTATACTGAATATGGACCACAGATAAGAAGAGCTTTTACTTATAAAGCTTTAAATAAACTTATACAAGGTTCTGCCGCAGATATGACAAAACAAGCCATGGTGGATTTACATTCAGAAGGTATAATACCTGAAGTTCAACTGCATGATGAACTAGACATCTCGATTGATAGCGACGATAAGAAGAAAAAAATAATTGAGATTATGGAAAATGCTGTTAAGTTAGATGTTCCGAACAAAGTAGATTGCGAAGTAGGAGAGAACTGGGGATCGATAGAGGGGGAGGATGACATTGACAAGAACTTTTTTTAATTATGGCTTATTTAAATGCGAACATTCCAGTAGAATACGCTCAGATAAAAAGAGAGTATCTCTATGACCTTAAGAAACATCATGGTGAAGTTGAAGACTGTATTATTTTTGGTCTATCGGCTCTTACGGGGCGTTCCATCCTTTTTCATTGTATTATGGAAAATGGAGCTGTCTACTATCGTCTCCCAATATCTGCGTTCATTCAAAGAGGCTTTAAGCCAGAAGAAGTTCCTAGACGTAGACTTGATGAGTTACAGTTATGGAATTGTTTCAGTTATTATCCTGC